ATGAGCTTATCAATTATGCGTACAACAGGTATAATAGGAAGCTCGACGCGAGACGTTCTCTTGAGAACCTTCGCACAGTTGTATCAAACCTTATGGAGTAACTATGTGGTCTGAATCCCTATCCCGAGGCTATGAGACTGACAAAATTAAGTACTACGCTGTCCCTTACACTAGAGGGGTAGGATTAGACATAGGTTGTGGGCCAAAGAGGATTTGGCCCAGTTCAATAGGTTTGGATCGCTTTACCAGTGCTGAAGGTGCGTCCATCTCTTGCGATGTTAAGGATCTAAACTTGTTCTCCAACAAAACGATGGACTATGTGTATAGTTCACATGTTGTGGAGGATTTTGCCGAGTCTGAGACGTTCGATCTTTTACTGGAATGGTGGCGAGTGATAAAGGTCGGCGGCTATCTTGTCCTGTATCTACCTCATGAAGACTTATATCCAAAGGTAGGGGAACCTGGGGCCAATCCTGAACATAAGCAGAATCTAAACCCTGATAAGATAATCTCGATTATGAAGCGTGTTGGTGGGTGGATTCTGTTGGAGAATGAAGTTAGACCGCACGGAAACGAATACAGTTTCTTCCTTGTATTCAAAAAGTTGAGTGAGCGTCGTCAGATATTCCGTGTTCGTGAATTTGACCCGAATAGCGCATTGGTCATTCGTTATGGTGGATTCGGAGACATGCTTCAAGCGTCGTCCGTTATTGCTGGCTTGAAGCAGCAGGGTTGGAACGTGGTTATGAATACCACTGATAGCGGTAAGAATATTCTGCGCATGGATCCGAACATAAGTGACTGGTGGATGCAGGACAAGGAACAAGTACCAAATGACCAGCTTGAAACTTACTGGCGAGCACTACGGTCGAGATTCGGCAAGATCGTGAACCTGAGTGAGTCTGTCGAGTGTCGCTTCCTTGTGCCGTACCACAGGCCGGAGTCGAACTTCTCACCAGAGATTTTGCGTCACCATTGTGCTGGGAACTACAACGATTACGCTTGTGATCTTGCTGGCATACCGAGGAAGAATCAACTCCGCTTCTACCCGACCGCTGATGAGCGTGCGTGGGCGAAGTCTCAGCGCAAGAAGCTAGGGGATGTCCCTGTCATTCTGTGGAGCCTGAGTGGATCGAGTCTGCACAAGGCGTATCCGTGGACAGACAATGTGATCGCCACATTGATGTTGCACAGCAATGCAAAGGTGGTGATGGTCGGTGACAACCTGTGCAAGCTGCTTGAGGACGGCTGGGTTGATGAGCCGAGGGTTATTCGTCGCAGTGGTGAGTGGTCTATTCGTGAGACGTTATCGTTTGCCAGAGTTGCTGACATCGTTGTTGGCCCTGAGACTGGAGTATTGAACTCAGTCAGTATGGAGGCCGATGTCGGGAAGGTGTTGATGCTGAGTCATTCGACCGAAGAGAACCTGACGAGAGACTGGTTGAACACCCATGTTTTGACGCCGAATGTTGACTGTTACCCATGTCACCGTCTACACTATGACTTTAGTTACTGTAGGCGCGACGAGGAAACGCACGGGGCAGCTTGTGCGGTCTCTATCAAGCCCGAAGATGTCCATGAAGCGATCGACCGCTTATTGAACGCGAGGGGCTTTACGTGAGTACATTTCTCCAATTGTGCCAACGGGTACGCCGTGATTGTGGCATTTCACAATCCGGCCCGACGACCGTTACCGGTCAGACCGGTATCTTGGCGAATGTTGTCGATTGGGTGGCCGACGCCATCGAAGAGATCGAGAACCTTCACGCCGACTGGCACTTCCTGCTGGCCGAACACACAGACACCTGTGTTGCAGGCCAACAGGAGTACTCAGCACCTTCAGACCTCGGCCAGTGGGATCGCCGCGCTGTCTATCTCGACAGGACTCTGAACACCTACCGCAAGTTACGCTACATGGATTACGACACCTGGAGGAGCAATTTCCGCAACGGTGTCAAGACCAACAGTAAGCCGACATCATTCACTATCAAGCCCGATGATACTTTGGTTTTGGAAGGCCCGCCTGATGACACCTACAGTATCTACGCTGATTACTGGAAGAAACCGACCAGACCAACAGCCGACAGCGACACATCACTGATCCCTACCAGGTGGGAGAAGGTGATCATCGCTCGGGCAAAGCTCTATTTTGCTGAGTACGACGCAGCGCAAGAGATCCTGCAGTCGAGCACTCAGGAGTTCGCCCGCGTGTTGTTGCTGTTGGAATCTGACCAACTACCGAATCGTCACATGGACTCTATGGCTGAGTCTGACCTTCACTTACAGGTGGTGGTCGAATAATGGCTTACAGGGGTTCTCAGTACGTTCGCTTGGGCGGTGGACTCGACCTGCGATCCTCTGCCATGCAGATGGCATCCGGTCGGCTGCTCTACGCCGTGAATGTGGAGTGCGTTGCCCCGAACGGTTACAAGCGGATTGACGGTTATGAGATCAAGGGCGCTGAAATAACCGGCTCTGGTTCGATCACAGGTGTTACTTATTACAACTCGACCCCCTACGCCTTCCGTGCAAACGCTGGCGGCACAGCCGTTGTCATGTGGAAGCTGGTGGCAGGGACGTGGACTGAGGTGGATCTGGGGCGAGAGGTAGCGTTCACCAGTGGTGGCACCACCGCGATCAGCGTTGGTGATACTGTTGTTGGCGCTACATCTGGCGCTACGGCAGTGGTTCGTCATGTGCAGCCAACCAGCGGCTTGTGGGTAAGTGGGAACGTCTCAGGCTGGTTGACGTTGTACGGCCAGACAGGAACCTTCCAAGCTGAGGATTTGAATATCCAAGGCGGTGCTACCAACGTGGCAACAATCGCTGCGGACTCTACTGCGGTCACGTTGTCTACTGGCGGTAAGTACGACTTTGACATTTACAACTTCAACGGCACTGACCGGTTGTATGGTGCCGATGGGGTGAACAACGCCTTTGAGTTTGATGGCAGTTACTACATCAAGATCCGCACCGGGATGGTCTCTGACAACCCTTCCCATGTGGTCGGTTACAAAAACCACTTGTTCTTGTCGTTTGCCCAGTCGGTTCAGTTCAGTCCGATCAATAATCCTACTGGTGTGTGGAGCGTCGTGCTCGGAGCTGGTGAGTTACTGGTCAAGGGTACTGTAACCTCCTTCATGCACACACCTACGGGCGCACTGGCCGTGATGAGTGACGATGGTGTATTTATACTCGAAGGGTCGAGTTCGCAAGATTTCACCGGCAACTCGATGCGCGAGTATGGCAACCATATTGGCGCGAAAGAGTGGACGGTGCAGCAGATGGGTTCTCGCTTGTACTGGCTATCTGACCAAGGGGTTGTTGAGTTATCAGCAGCACAGCAGTATGGCGAGTTCCAAGACGCCACCCTGACGCAAGAAGTGCAGCCGATCATCGACCGCTACATCAACGCGGCTGTCGGATCTGCGGTATTGAAGAGTAAGAACCAGTACTGGCTGGCTTGGAACGATGGGCGTGGGATGATCATATCGTTCTATCGAGATCGACCGCTTGGGATAACTGAGTTCAATCTGCCGGACAGCATCAACTGCATGTGGTCTGGCGATACTGCGACGGACGGATCGAGGATATTCTTCGGTTCGACAGGCGGTAAGGTATTCGAGTTTGTTGAGGACGCACCATCTTTCGCCGGTGCTGACATCGTTGCGACGATGAAGACAGCGTTCACATCGTTAGGGTCTCCCAGGGTAATCAAGCGGTGGAGACATGTGGTGTTTGATCTCAACGCCCCGACGAACTCACCCATTCAGATCAAGCCTGATTTCCGATTTTCCAATGACGGCGTGCCAGCTTACAGCTACACCGCCATATCACTCTATGGTGCTGGCACCCCACTTGGTACGGGTACACTCGGCACCACAGGTTCTTTGGCAATGGTGTTGGGTGGATCCTACCTTGTAGAGTCCGTTGTGGAGATTCCTGGCAGGGGAGATTATTGTTCGATGGTCGTAAACAGCACCAGTTCCGTTGGATCACCTTGGATAATATCCGGGATGATCTATGAATTTCTACCGGGTCGTAGGAGATATTGATTATGGCCGGAAACTTTTACAACAACACCAAGGTCAACGGCAACTATTGGACTGAGGACGATATCGAGGCCATTGAAGCAGGGTTCGACAAGCTGGAGGATCACACCCCAGCGAACCTGATGG